GCTGAGCCAAGACTCTCCAAGATATCATGACTAACATCGGAGTATTTACTCTTACCATACTCTCCTAGGGCCTTAGGCATTCTTAGTTCTGTGTAATACAAGAGCGTATTCGCGTTAAGTGCGTCTTCTGCTGTTATCTCTAGACGTATATCAGAGGCTGCTAGGATAATACAAAGCTTTAATAAATGCGTGAATCTGCGTGTGCCGTAGTGTTTGAATCTAGGGTCATCTACCCCTCCATATTCTTTGTACATTCTATCTAGGATAACCCTAGCTTCCTCTGAGATATCCATAGGGCCTTTTACCTTCTCATCTACTTCTCTTAGTTGCTCTAATAAGGTTTCATTTGCATGATCTCCTATGGCCATTGGGAATGTTATCTTCCTTCCTGTTGGCTCTGAGTGTATGAAGATAATCCTAGACATAAAGCCATTACCTAAGGCCTCTGTTGGAATGGAAAGAGCTAAGCCTTGTGCTGTGTTTCCTGCGAGAATATTTACTGTTGGCCTGTCAATGATAATACTTTTTCCGTGTATCTTAGGGTGCTCATATCTTTGTTTATTGTCCCAGAGCTTTGTGAGCATCGTCATGAATTCCATACCTCCTTGTCCTACGAAGTCTGCGAACTCATCTGCTATAACATAAATCTCAGCCGGGGAATCTATTACTAAGGACTCTAAATCTGCGTCAAGTGTGTCTAAATCCCTTGGTTTAAGTTCAATCAGGAACCTCTCTTTTGATAACCTGTCAGGAGCGAATCTTGTATAACCTAAGTCCCTAAGAAGGTTCTCTGCAATTCCAATAGCTGTCCCCTTTCTTGTTCCTGGAGAACCCATTAACATAAGATACTGGTTAGGGTATATTTTACCATGCCCAAACGGGAGCCATGTGCTTCTGCATAGTAAAGCTCCCAACATAGAGATAGCTGACCATCTATGATAAATTGCTGGTGCTTCGCTTGCTCCTACGTATTTGAAGTAATTATCGAAGAACCTCATCTTACTCTCCTGAAGTTCTACTTCCTTTATTTTTTATGTTGCACATAGCATCACCTTATCCTCTCTTAGTTTTAACTTCTATCATCTTGCCCCAACTTTGTCCATGCTTGTAATCTACTGGAATTACCAGAGTCCTGCCATGCACTTGGATTGGGTTATATAGGTCTTGCTGGATAAGCGGGATTGTCTCCAGTAAGATCGAGTTATGAATCTGTGCGAAGATACTATCATGAATCTGCGCTTTGAATCTTACCTTACCACCGGAACTCTTAACTCTCTTCCAGAACTTCATTAAGCCTTTGTTAAGAATCATTACACTTAGGTTCTGTGGAGCATGGGCTACAGCACTACGCATTAGGTTATGGTCTTTGTTTATATCTCCGAAGAATCTCCTTGTATAACCTAGAGGAGACACTAGCATATGAGTGGAGGATACTTCTTGAACTACTTCCTTATACCATTCTCTTACACGGAAGAAAGGATTATGATAGCTTTCCAGAAGCATAGTAGCGAAGGCCTTGAGTGTTATATATCCTGGAGGTGGCTTCTTATCAAGTGTGACATGTATCCCTAGCAAGGCCGCTCCCTCTAGAAGCTTCTTCACTCCAGCATTATCAATGAAGGTCTGCGCTCCCATGACATAGTTGGTACCATGTACGATTCTCTTTAGAACTGCATTCCTAAGTTCTGTTGTTACTTCTTCGTATGGAATACCAAAGAAGAGAGTGCCCAAGCTTTTGTAGAAATCTTGCAAAGGATTCTCTAGTGCTTCTATAAGAGCAACATCCTGCGCTAAATAAGCTGTACATCTTGCTTCACTCTGACTATTATCAAACTCTACTAGTGTATAGCCTTCGTCTGCGACAAGCATCTCCTTTGCATAATAAGGTATATTTTGTACTTGAGTTCCGCACCAGAAGGAAGAGGAGGAGCAAGACATTCTTCCACTATCTGTCCCGAATGGATTAAGACTCCATAGAAGTCTTCCATTGAGTTGGTCAAAGTCGAAGTATGTACCAATAGCTTTCTGTGCCCCTCTGTAATCCAGAATAGCAGAGGTAACTCGTAGGAGAAGAGGGTGCTGTTCTCCGACTGCTGACAGATTCTTTTCATCCGTTCCTCTAACCATGCGAGTTCTTCTGCCTGTTGTGGGGTCACGTTTCTGTCCTATATGTGGGTCAACCGCTCCGAAGATATCATAGACGTATTGCTGTACATGCCTATAACTTCCAGGGTTGAAGTTCTCGTTGGCTAGCATTACTTGAAGTTCTTTGAGACTGCTATCTACTTTCTCTTGTGCTTTCTGCCTAAGCTCTTTCCTCTTCTCTTGATTTATTTTAAGGCCTTCGTAAGCACCATAGAGAGAGGGATAAACAAGAGGAAAAAGAGTAGCGTAGTTTCTGCGAGCATAAGCAGGCAGATTCCTAAGGTAGTGGAGAAGAATTCTTGCAGTATACCATGTATCTTTTGCATTGTAGTTCCAGTAAGCGTGTATGTCTTTCTGTTTAGCAGAGGCTTCAGCTTCCGGTTTCCACTGCATATAATCTGGGAGTGTAATAGAGGCTACGAAGTCTAACGTTTTAGGAAGAGAGGAGAACTCTGCGTGAGCCATAGCCATTGTGTCGAGAGTCCAATGGATAGGCTCTGCGTGGTAGGCTATACTATGGAGAGCGTCATATAATCCATTATGCATTACCTTCGGAATATCTAAACGATTAACATCCCGCATGAACTGAAGGGCATTCTCGTAGTCAATAGAGGAGAGATAGTGATTTTGTCCGAAATCTATAAAAGGAACCACAAAGGTCTTGAGTGTCCCATCTTTAGAGATAGCAGTATAAGAAACACAAGTAATAAGAGTATGCTCGCCCTCATTCTCTCCTTCTCCTTCCCTTGGAAAGTTCTTTGTCTCAATGTCATAGCTAATGCAGACAGCTTCCTTGAGGTCTTCGTATGCCTCCTCGAAGGCTCCTTGTGTTTCCACTAGGCAGTAAGAGAATGGGACCTTATATGCCTGTTGCAGTGTTAGAAACTTATCAAGGTCTTTACCTAAAAGCCAGGAGCCATGGTCTATACTTGTGGTGTGGGTGAGAGTGTTGCAGACGATAGTGGGAACAGAGAAGTTAAGGAGACTTCCTCTGTAGAGATCAAGAGAGGGCTTGACACCCGGAACGCAGTGTCCCAGAGTATCAGGGTTAGCTAAGAGGATAGCGGCACACTTACTATTCTGTGCCTTGGCTACCAGCTCTCCGGCCGAGAATTCTAAGTTAGTGGCAACAGCTTGTAGGTTCCTAGCACGTAGATGGTATTGGAGAATGCCTATGTGGCTCTGATCACTCTTATGATAATTAACGAGGATTTTCAACTTGAAGCTCCTTCTTCGCTATAAGAATAGCTACATAATCCTTATTGAAAGATACCACCCTGCGGTCTATATCTATACCTGCTGTTTTAGGATTCATTAGGATTAACTCATCGGCAGGCATCAACGGATGTTCTATAATATCTATCACAAGACCGCCTATTTTTACCTGTTTGCCTTGCTTACCTTGCAAGCTCTCAATAACAGCCTCGATCAGAACCTTGTATCTATTAGCTGAATCACAGGAAGTATAACCCTTTTGCCAGTCAAGATCACACTCTTTCACTAAATCTTGCATCTCTTCAAGTGTTAGTTTCATTCTCTTTTACCTTTCTTGTTGCGGTCCATAACATGGTCCCTTTCTTGTATCCTTGAGTATGTGATCTCGTGGGAGTTGCCAGTCCTTGTTTCTCTAGCTGTCGTAAAAGCCTACGAACACTATTAACATAGATTCCTAACTCAACTCTTATATCCTGTGCAGAGAGGTAGCCATCGTGATGCTCTAGGATCTTTATGATAGCTGGCCTATGACTGTTAAGCTCTATAATTGACAGTTCTTCGTCCCCGCTTCCTTCTCTCTTTGTATCAAGAGGGCATACTTTCTTAATGAATTGAGGTGGAATATCATAGGGAGGGCGTAAGTCATTGGCGAAGAAACTTATACGTCCAAGATCATATAAGGCTGCTTGATTAACTCTCATTTCTTTTCCCTTTCTTTTCTCCTATACTCTTGAAGGTTTTTGATATTACAAGTAAGAAAGTATATTGTTGAGCGTAATGTCCTTAGATTGTGTTCTAGCTCAGATATCTCAAGTCTTTCATTCCTTTTGTTTGTGATTGTTAGATCTCTCTTGGTGGTAGACAGTAACCAAGCAGCTGTGGAATCCATGCCCTTGAGGGTATAGAGAATCCAGTTTTCCTTCCGTGATATTTCCTGAAGTTTTGTGGCCATGCTTTCTTCTCTTTCTTAGAACAAAAATTTTAGGGCACTGCCACTTTGTGAGAGACAATGCCCTAAGTTTTTACTCTATCTTACTTCGGAGGAACAACCCGGATTTGCACATTCTCATACTCTGTGCCATCCCCTCCTTTACTCCTCTTGATAGTGAGACGGGCCTTAAACTGCATACCCTTCACATCATTCATCATATCAGCAAGAGAGACTCCGATAGTATCGGTTGCATTCATGATGGAACAGATACGCTTCTTGTAGTAACCAAGACCATCAGTGGTAGCCTGGAAAGTTTCTGTGAAGAGAGAACCATCTGGAACAGGCTCTTCTTTTGTAGCTGTAGAGATAGTCTCAACAATTGCGTAGGTATTCTTCAGGCGCTGCTTCTCAACATCAGGTTCTTTCTTTGTGGTGTATTTGTCAATCACACTATCTTTGACTTCCAGAATGTACTCACCTGCGGGAGGTGTGACATAATCCGGCATATCCGGGATAGCGTCAAGGGTTTCTTCCAGCATGTTTTCAAGGTCAAGCAAGGTATTCTCAGACACGGTATTTCCTTTATATAAAAATTAAATATGATTAAGTATTAATATGCGTGATTTATGTATTAAGGCTCTTCTTTCAGAATTCCTCCTTCAATTAAAATTGCTCTCATAGTTGGTTCCTTAGCGTTCTCGATCTTCACATTCACTCTGCTTCCAGTTATGTGATTTGCCTTATACGTAGAAGAGCTTCCTGCTGCGTGCTTCCCTAGCTTCAGTTCTGTATAAACCACAGTCCCGAAATATTTAGCTACCTTACTACAGAATGCTCTGGTTCCCATGAGCGGGAGAATCTTATCTTTCTTTATCCCATTTATATCCTCTTCGACAATCATCTCATGGGTAATGACTACGAAGTTAGTGAAAGTAGCTTGTTGTATCACTGAAAGAATATCTCCTAGCCATTTATTGCTTAGACCATACTCATCCCAGCCTGGCTTGAAGTCTCCGCTCTTTCCTAGACAGGCCATAGCCAAGCTACTATCACCTAGCTGACTTCCACTGTCAATGATTACTAGGTCTTTGTGGGTGCATTTCCGTAGATTGAATATTGTCTCTCCTTCCTCTTTGTTTGTCTTGCATTCTACGCAATTAACCTTACCATGCAGGGAGCAGATACGAATATCCTCTTTCGCTGAGAACATCTTAAGAACTGTCTCACATCCCCTTGGTGTTTCTCTTGTGTCAGGGATACGAATCAACTCAATCTTTCCCATCTCCTCTTCTGTTAGGCCCATATGTAAGAGTGTTTCTGAGCCATTCTCTAGGTCAATCCAGTAGATACGATCTAGTTCCTTGATCTTAGCTGCTGTTCCTACGAGGCGGGTTTTACCTGTCTTAGGTGGGCCATAGAGAAGAATAGAATGATTGGGTTTCTTTAGGTTACTGGCTTTTAGGAGTTCTGTTAGCTTCATCTTTTAATATCCATTAAGCTTCATAGAGGCTAGAACTACTTCCAAGGCTGCCTTAAATCCAATTCCTATATCCCCTTTAGGGAAGAACTCTTCATCTGCACTGTCTAACCTAGACTGAATATAACTCCTAAGGCCTGCCATATCTGACTTCTCGTCTTTCTTAACTTCTTTTTCCTCTTCTTCTTTGAAGATGCTAGCTACAACCTTCAAGGCTCTCTTTTCTTCCTCTCTTTCATAGACAATGATAAGCTTATCAAGCTCCTCTGCTAACTGAAGGTCTTTGCAGTAATCAAGATAAACCCCCGATGCTTTGATAGCTGCATAGATAAGTGCTTGGTTCTCTCTGTCGAATGTCTTTCCGTCTTCTGTTTTATAAGCTGGTGTGATTGTAAGCATTTTTGTTTCCTCTCTTTTCTATTTACTTCAATGCGTCCCGAATATTCCTGAGATTCTCTTTAGCCTTCTTCACTGCGTCAATCGCTTTCTCTTCTTCTGCATTCACTCTCCTATCAAGCTCTTCAAGAAGCAGAGTAATCCAACTATCTACTGTCCTTCCTTGTACCTTAGGCTCCATGATAGAGAGGCCCTTAGAATTAGCCAGGTCCTTTACCTCTTGGAACTCTTTCTGTCTGCGCAAGAGAAGTGAAACAATGTTTATAATATGGTCACTATCCAAGCTAGGAAACGGAATACATCTTCCATCATTTGTATTCCAGAAGATAGTAAGGTTCTGGTTCTGAGTTGCCAGCTCATTACTTGCTCGGACAGCGGCTTTCTCTTTTTGATACATTACACCACGCAGGTACTCTTCTTGAAAGATTTCCATTTTGTTTCTCCTTCCTTTCTTTTTTAGTCTTTAAGTGTTTGTGATACTAAGTGAGCGTAACCTTCAATATCTACCCAACTGTCTTTGTAATCTGGATCTCCATTAAGAATCCTTCCTATTTTATGAGCAATCATTTCAAGAGCTTCTTTCTGGTTAGCCCTTAGATGTTTCCAGTTAATAGTAGCATACATTGCCTTTTTAATATCTTGAGTTATGTAAGCGTGTCCTGCAAAATCTCCATACCTACTTCCCCTTTCTTCAAGAGTCTTTTCTATATTCTCTACATTATCTGGTTTCATCCTTAGTCCTTTATTTTAGAATGGAATATCGTCATCTTCTGTATTGCACATTGGTTGATAGTAATAAGGAGGTTTTTTAACTGCTGCTTGGTAGCTACCTTTTCTATTTATCTCATCCTTAGAATAAGGAACTGCTGTCAATATTATAGAAGTATTATTCTTTCCAGATCCATCATTAGCCCCTGCAGGATTAAAAGTTTTATCTAGCAGAATAGTGGGTTTTCCTCCCTTTCCAATAGTAATTACTCCTGCCTGTTTCCATATAGCTGCTCCATCAGGGGTTGTTCCTGCTATACAAATTAGCTTCAATCCCTCACTAGGAACTTCGATTATCGCAGCCATCAGTTATTCTCCTTATGTGGTCCTCAATTACGTCATCAAGATGATACACGAAATCATATACTATTGTATCCTCCTCTTGTTTCTTGTATTCATCTAAGCCATGAAGGTTGCAGGTTCCCAGATGCACACAAGGTCTCATATACTGCAAACAGCTAGCACCTCGAAGTGGGAATACGTTATTCTCTCTCATATTCCTAAGGTGCTCTACATCTAGAGTAAGAGTGATGAACCAGTTGAGGCGATCTTGTAAGGTCTTAGGGAAGGTCAAGAACTTAATGTTTGGAGAGAAGCCATTCCCACTTCCTAGTTGTCCTACCAAGTAAAGAACATCGTATTCACTCTTATCCTCTCCTGCTAAGGCATCAATTGCTATACTATAACCTAGGAGCTGCCCACTATTCTGGTAGAGAGGTGAGAGGTCATGGAGTTTAAGGGATGTGCTCTTTACATCTAAGACAGCACACCTGCTGTTCCATCTGTTTTGTAAGACAACATCAATGTATCCTACGAAATAATAAGTGCTATCAACGTTAAGACGGAAGCTTAATTCAATTGCTGGCTTCCCGTTATAGACAAGAACTTCCCAGTCTAGGAGGATGTTATCCATAGTGGGAATAGAGGCTAGGAGCATCGAGATAGCTACTTCTTCTGTCCTTATGTCATCCTCCTCTACTGGATAATAAGCCATATAGAGATCAAAGATAGCTCTCTCTTTGTCTTGGTAGGCTAGATAAGATTGACATCCTGCACCATAGGCTTTGCCTAAGACTGTAGCAGGGTAGTCTTTCTTCTCGAATTCTGAGACAAGAAGCCTTTCAAGTTGGAACTTCCTCTCACAGGTATGTAATGTGTTTAGTGCGCTATCACTTAGACGTATCATGGTTTTTTTTCCTTTCCCTCTCTATTCTGTGTCTTGTTTCTTATCTAGTTCATTGTGCCAAGCAAGAAGCACAGATTCAAAAAGGATTGTTCTCCAGTCTTGGTCTTCTTCTTTCTTGACGGAAGTGGATGGAGGAATAATAAGATCAAAGAATGTCCGCATGTCTTGCTTTGTTACTTTTGTCTCATTCATTATAATTTCCATGCTTTAGTTCTCTATGTTTATAGTATAAAAAGGTACAACAGGAAACTTTTCTACAATAAGATGCTCTCCCACACACAGAATTTTGAATGGCTTATTATCTAATAGTTTAGTATCCTTCAAACTCTCCATGAGTTTAACAAAAGAGTGTAATGCTTTTTTACATGCGTTCAGTTCGGTGGTATTCTTAATGTTTTGTAGCTTCTTATATACGGGAATCATCACCTTGAATTCTTCTTCTGTATATACTAGCGTTATCATTTTCTTTCCTCTTCTTATTTAGAATTCATCACTATTAAGTGCGTCCGCTAATTCTTCTGCTGTCAGTCTCTTGGCTGTCTTCCTTTCTTTCTTGACTGTGGAAGAGGTCGCAATAGCTACTCCCGTGATCTTGACAAGATGCCGAACAAGTTCTCCTATATCTTCAGGCTTCATCAAGAGACAGGCTTCTGTATTCTCCATGAGAGCCTTCTTGAGAGCTTGCATCTCTCCCTTGAGGTCTTCCGTTGAGAGGTTCTCAAGCTGCTGAATACGAGTAGAGATTTCACTGTAGGTTTGTTGTGCGCTATCCATTCTTTCTATTCCTTTTCTATCTTAGCTAATTCTTCTGAAATAATTGCATCTATGTATGCGGTTATTTCTTCTTCTGTACTTTCTGAGCATTCTCCATTATAACCCTCTGCTGTGTTATCCCATATTGCCTGGCAAATAACTCTTAGTTGCGGCAAGGATAATTTAGGCATTCTTTTTGTTCCTTTCTAATTTCCGTTGATGTTTATCGAAGCTCTTTTGCAAAATCTTCACCTCTGCTGTCTCACTATCCTCACTAAGAGACACTGGAGCATAGGCTATAGAGCGCATCTTAGCTAGGAGTGGAGAAGATAGCATATGATTCTTTGCTTGGTATGGTACTCTTTTCTTCTTCATTTTATTCCTTTCTGTTAAGGTGCGAAATCAAAGCAAGTGCTTCTTCCTCTGAAAAAACAGTTGCGATAATATCACTGTCTTTATCTAGGATATTAAAAGCCTCAGTGCAATCACAGCTATCGTCATATCCCACTTCTACTAGAGTTGCCTTATAGCTGTACATCTTTGTCCCTTTCTTTCTGTTAGAGTTCTTGGTCAGGGATACGAAACTTCTTGATTTTTACAACACTCCTTCTACTAAGTTCAATAGAGAGGTCAATAAAACCCTCTCCTTCTTCACTCTCCCTCTCAATAAAAGTGAAGACACTACTATCTGGGATAAGTCCGTCTTCCTTCATCTTAAGGGATTGCTTAGCCTTAGTGTTTTTAAGGCCAGTCTTTACTCTCTCCACTTCTTCCTTGGGAATAGTAATAACTATTTCTCCATTAAGAAGCACGCTGCTATAGATCTCTGAGAAAGTAAGCTCTTCCTCAGTGCTGCTGTTGTCGTTCATGTTCTGGTTCCTTCGCGGTAGGTTGTGTTTTTTGATTTCCGTACATTTTAGCATCCGGGATTTTTGGTGTCAAGGGGAAATTTCCAGCTAATATACCTCTTTACCTGTAATCATCTCGTATATTGGTTTTTCGTACTCCTTAGGGATATTTAAGTGTATATGATTTAGAAAATGACACAGCTGTGTGACTTGCTGTAGGGTTTTAGGTCTTATGTGATGGTTATATAAGCAGAATATCTCTTCTATGTCTAGGAGAGGAAAAGTATTAAGAACATAAACCCCATCTGGGAATAGAAAGTCCCTGTAGCTTATAAAAGTAAACCAGTTGAAGTTGTAGGGATCTCGTATGTATGGAGCGTACATTGCAAGGAAGAGCTTTTTATCTATCTCGTCATAGTTCAAGACTTTATGTGGTCTGTATTCTATCTCCTCTTCCTCCTCTCTCTCTATTACTACTGGCTTAAGTGCTTTCCTTTTGTTAGCTAAGAGTTCTGCTATGCTCATTGTTATTCACTCCAATAATCATATTCTGCGTCTTGGTACATTCTATGAAGGATAAGGAGTTTATATTCTACTATATCACAAGAACCGAGAAAAACTCTATAATCCATTATTCTATGTAGATGACAAGATAGTGTATCATCCCCTGATATGTAGTTAAATATCTCATCTTTAAATCTTCCCCACTCTTCATCGAATTCTGTGTGTTTCTTATATACTCTGGCTGCACACTCACATAAATACGCTCCATTGTATTTTACTGTATCTTTTCTATATTGCTCTTCTATTTTCCGTATAAAGCACTGATAATTAGTCATCTCTCTTCTCCTTATCTTATATCTTAGCGTTGTGTAAGTTCAATATGTGCTATTGCATTCTCGTTTGCCATATCTATTGCCACCATTGTTACTCTCGAACTCCAACATCCACACCTGTCTTCTCTACAAATACAGTGTTGCAGTCGATACTTACTGTAGATTGCGTTCTTTATTCTCTCTTCTATACTTCTTGTATATATGAGAGGGAATTCAAAGGTTATGGTTCTTATGTTCTCTGAGATATCAAGACAGACCATTCTTTCTTTCTTATTTGGGGCTGTCTGAGTCGTGGTTTCAAATCGTACTTTCATTTTTCTTTACCTATCTGTGAAGTGTAATTCTGTGAGATAGTAAACAATACCTCTAGAATGAAGAAAGTTAATTCCTACCGAGGCTACACTCTTTCTTATTTCTCCCATTCCCTTAGGTTCTACATCACTTTCAATAAGTTCTCGTAGTTGAGTTCTTAGCTCATACTCTAGCTCAACAAGACCTGGGTTGTCTGCCTCTATTTTATCTATGGCTTTCTCTAGGTTGAAGATAGCTATTACTTCTCCTTGTCTCCCATAGTTTTCTTGTTTGTTATCCCACTTTCCCATGAGCTGGAACTCTTGAGAGGTCTCCATCTTACTCTTCATCATATTCTCCTTCTTCACTGTTGTCTATATCTGAGATACCCTCTATTATATAGTTAAGATCAATATCCTCATCTGTATCTGAGAATTCCTCTTCTATATCCCCAAGTTCATGTAGGGAAAGAGAAGTCCTAGCTTTGAACTCATCTAGATATTTTCTGCTGTCAGCGATTCTTTCTTTTAGAGTTTTCATTTCTTATTTCCCTTCTTGTCGTAGATAAAAAAGAAATTCATAATAAGTGTAAGGATGTTATATAACTTAAAATCACTAGGATTTTCATCCAGGTCTATGGTCATGATATTCTGTCCTTTTATGAAGAATTGTATTTTGACGTAGCGCATTTTATGTCCTTTTTGTTTTTCTTACTTTGGAAGCGGTTGTTTGACATGGCCTTCGGCCTTTTTCTATTTTTCTTTCTTAGGTTGCAGAAAATGGCCTTGTCTTAGATTATTTATAGCACCTAACATCACTATCAAGTGCTATCTTTGCATTGAAGTATTCTATCTTATCCTTCAAGGTATTCCCTTTGATTCTCTGAGTTGCTATTGCTTTCTCTAGCATAAAGTCTTTGGCAATTAGGACTACCTTCTGACTTGCCCTTGTTACTGCCGTATATAGGAGTTCTCTATAGGCCATAATACTGTGGTCTTTGTGGAGGATAATATACACATGCCTCCACTCACAGCCTTGTGCTTTATGCACTGTTAAACAATAGCCAAGTGAGAACTTCTGAGCATTGAAGTCACCTACTGCACTGAGAGTTTCTTCTTCGTCATCCTCCATGCTAAGGGTTACTATATGGCTTGCTTGACGTACTAGCTCTTCCTTGCTGTTTTCCTCCATCATCTTCTCGAGATCTATATTCTCATAACCTGCTAGATTGAATTCTTCTGTTTCCTCCTCTTCTTTATTTCCATTACTTACATAGTTTCCAAAGCGTGTCAAATCCTTACTGTGAAGAAGTGGAGCCTTCCCTTGGTAGTCTCCATTTTTATTTATACTCTTGATGATTCCTACTCTCTTATTGTAGAATACTTTATCCCCAACTGCAAGATAAAGCTGCTGAATTCCTGCTATCACGTGATATACGATAGCCTCTCTTTTCTGTCCAAGATATTGGGAGATCCAGCGATTCATATTATCTGTCCCTAGTGCTTGCTTATTGAAGGGACTAAGAACTATGTCTTGCTCTGGGTCATATTCTCCTATTTCGAACCATTTATTAAGAGTGAGTGCTAGAGAGGTTGAGAGTTTATCTTGTGAGAATTGTTTATCTCCACCTCTTACAATCTTGAAATCATCTGCTTCTTTTAGCTTCCTTCCATTGAGGATATTATGAGCGTTCTCAAGAATAGTGGAGGTTTCTTTCTGTCTATAAACTTCTGTTAGTTCTACGACAGGAAGCTGAGTCAGGCCATAATTTAAGATAGAGGCTCCGAATACTGGCTGCAACTGGTTAATGTCACCGAGGAAGATAATCTGGACACCTCTTGGAAGTGCAGCATAGAGTTTAGACCAAAGATCGAGGTCTAACTGAGAGGCTTCCTCGATTATAAGGTGCGTCAAAGATAAAGGGTTAGCTGCTGTCCTTCTTGGAACAAAGCGCATACTTTCTTTATTCGTTTCGTAGTTCCAATAGAATTCTGGTTCATACTCCAAAAGATTATGCACTGTTGTTACATTGTGCAAAAAGATATCTGCTAATTGTGGGTCCTTGTGGATTGCTTTTTTTAAGTTTCCACTAGCGATTCTGGTGTAAGCTACAAATGCTACACTAGGACCTTCCCATCTCTCACCGCCGCTTCCTTGAATACGAAAGTCATGGAAGCCTAGTTTATTCTGCTGAAGTAGAGAGCGTGCTATTTCTCTCTGGGCTGTTGTCTTTCCTGTACCTGCTGCACCAGTTAGGCAGAATGTTTTTCCTGCGAAAGCTAGTTCCTTGGCTAGTTGCTGCTTCTCATTCAGGATAATGTTTAAGGCGAAGGTCTTTTCCTTTTGCTTTGTTTCTATTTCAAGGGTTTCTTCTCCTATAAAACCTTCTATAATCTCCTCTTCTGTTATTTCTTTTATAGGTTGCAGAAAAGGCAGCGGAGCTGAGGCTGCTGCTTTCTTAGCCGCTAATATATCTTTTAGGCTTGTCATTTTAGTTTCCTTGCTAATGCTATTTTAATATCTGTTCTGATCTGGAAGGATACTATACAATCACAGTAACCTTTTTCTTTTATTTCTTTCTTCACTTTGCTGTCACAATGCAGGAAAAAAGATAACCCACCAGTTAAGGTAATGCTCTTATAATCTTTATCCCACCATGTTATTTTGCGTGTGAGAAGGAAAGCATTCTGTATATCCTCGTACTGCCTTCCTGTTAGTGGATCAATTAGTCCGAATGTCTCTCGTATTTCCACATTTTTAGAATTCATCGCTGTTGTCCTCTTCTTTGCTTTCCACTGCTGTTGTTTTTTGCTGTTGCTTTTCTGCTAATATTTCTTTTATTGTTTTTCTTTTTCCATAAGAAATATCAGCTAAGCCACTTTCTTTCTCTTTACTTTCTTCTATTTGCATACTATCGAAGAGAATATTACTTAATTCTTCTGATTCTGAAGAAGTCAGGGTATCAAGTTTTTCTATTAGCTTAGTTTTAACTTCGTTTGACGCAGTAGAGATATTATTTCCTTGACCTATTATTTTAAGCACTGTCACTATCTTAGGATTCAATACTTCTTTTTCTATGATGGTAGAGATAAGATAGCGAATACGCTTCTTAGTGTCATTGTTTATTGTTATTGTTTCCTCTTTCTTACTGGCTAGTTTAGCATCTATTGTTTGAATGCTAACTATTATTATTTTCTCTTTCTTACTGGCCAGTCTAGCATCTATCGCCTGAATGCTAACTGTTATTGTTTCCTCTTTCCTTTCTTTGCTCGATTCAATGCAGCATTGCGTATAGTTTTTGAGAAGTTCTGGAATGCTGAAAGCACAGCATTCTGCCAGTGAGAGAATAGGGAAGTTCGCTATTCTATTAGCTGATGAGAGGGTAATTAAATTTGCGAGAGAGAAGAGCTGAAAGGCAGGAAAGGTGCAGAGTATTTCGTTCCTTTCTACACTTGATAGCTTGTCTTGTATAAGGTCATGATGTTGCAGGATTGTAAGCAAACATCCTGCTATGACTTCGATTTTTGTCTTGCTTATTTCACTGTAAGGGAAGGAAAAAAAGCGTACAGCATTAGCCATATCTGCTAGTGGATTCTTGTAGGTTAGCAGAATAGAGGGAGGAAGAGAGGGAATTTTGATTTCTAGGATAATCCCTGTTATAGGGCAATAGCCAAGGGAGTGTGTTTTGCAGTTATAGGAAAGCGAGAAGCGGTTTTTTATACTTGATATTTTAGACATTTTAGTTTCCTTTATAACATACCAGCGTATTGTCTTGCTACTAAACTGCTTTGTCCTTCACTTCTGTAGGATTCATAGATAGTATATTTCTCTATACACTCTTCGTCTGAATCATACGGACAATATTTTCTAACGAAGTCTATTTTATCTTGTATTGACATTTTATCCACCTTATTCTTTCTGTTTAGTTTTTAGAATTTAAACAGTAGAGAAGTTATAAATTCATTATCTGCTGCTGTTTCTACTGTTTCTGTTGCACTAACAAGGTGAGAGATTTCCGAGCATTTGCTGTTTCCGCATTCCCTTATGATTCTTTCCCCTTTCTCTAATTCTCGCATTGCAGCAATCATATAAACTATTCTGTGCAATGGCTCTACTTTTCCCCTGTAATAGTGTTTCTTTTGTTTCTTTTCAATCTTACATGGCTCTTGAAAATCAGGATTGAAGAGGGAAAAGCGATCGTTGATAGCAGCTTGGATTCTAAGATCTTGCTTTGCGTTTCGTTCTTGGATAATCGAGGGTTTCATCTTATGTGCTCCTTGCTAATAGGTTTCTATAGGCGTGATTTGTCACCCTTTGAGTGTAGCAGAGTGAGAGGGAAAAAGCAAGAGGGAAATTGAAAAAGGGGTGAAAAATCCAAAAAGTGGTGAAAAATCATATGTTTAGGGGGGTGTCCGTTGCGGTTGTGGTAAAAAAACCACACATTTCCATAGTAGATAATGGTTTCTTAGGTGGGGAGAGGGTATTATGTATTAAAAATGTATAATAAAGTAGCTCTTAGTGTCTAAAATTAAAGGGTTTCAAATTTTTTAAAAGAATTTTAAGACTATAGCCATAGCTAGTAACTAGGATTATAGAGTATGAGGGTTATATTCTATGACTAGGGTGTGGTTTTTATGCAACACCGGAACGGGAAGGGGTCAAATTGAGGGAGTTTTCACTGGTTTTTGGATTTTTGCACTGGTTTCTTGATTTCCTTTCCACAATTTTTATTCTATTTCCTTTCTTATAAGCTGAAAAAACGCTTGACAACCCGCAGGAAAAGAGTAGAATTGCAATCACTGGCTAAGGAAAGCCAGCAATCAGAACCTAAACAAAACTAGACTAGAAAGGCAGGAAGCAAGATGAAATCGTACAATATGGAAGTGTCGAAAAAGGAAGATGGCAAATACGTGGCACAAGGCAAGGTTGAGGTTTTCTATCCTCTTCTCTCGGAGCTTGGCTTCGCTGTTGAGCCAAAAAGCACGGATGATGACGGTTTCCCAGTCTATAGTGATGACAAAGCACAATGGACATTCGATGCAATCCTTGCAGCAGTCAAAGCAGCAGCACGCAATAAGCTGGTGGCTGGCACTGCGCAACTTAAACCGGGTCTTAGCATTGCTTCCACACTGGAAGAACTTATCGAGGGTGGCAACAAAGGCGATGCACTGGCGGCGAACAGGGAGTTCTTGGCTGCGTTCAAGGCTTGGCTGCCTAGCACAAAGAAGAGTGAGAAAGTCCAAGCCGCCGTCTTTGACCTTGCCAAGAACAAAGCTGGCTTGTCCTTGCAGCCTGATGACAAGAAAACGAAATTCCTCGTTTATCTCACGGACTTCGCAAAGACTCTTACGGCAGAGCAGAGTGTAAGGTTTGAACGTGCGCTGGTAGCTCTTGAAGATGCAGCGCAAGCAGGTGACGCTCTCGACGATATGTAAGACCTAAGCTGCACCACACAGAACCCGCCCTAAAAAGCGGGTTTTTTGTTGTCTAGGGTATTGTGTTTTGCCTATCAAAAAGCAAGGCCGGGGTGTCGGCTTTTTTTAGGTGCCCAGAATCCTGCGCCTATCAATGACCTCTAAAAAATTTTCCTAAACTTTTTCATGCTTTAGCTTTCTCTGCTTTACGCTCCCTGAAAAATCCCCTAAAAACGCTTGCTTTCTCCCTCCCTTTCCCCTATACTTCTCATTAACAGTACATAATATCCAAAGGAAAAGAATATGAACCTCGAACGTATAGCTTCACTTTTAGCAAACGGCCTGAAACCAGCTAATGTCGCCACAATCGTAGGCTGCACCCCTGCTTATATCTCCCAACTTGCAAAGACAAACCAAGAATTCCAGAATATTCTTGCAAGCAAGCAAGCTGATGCAGATAAGGAAAGTGGGGAGGACATAAGCCTAGGTGCTAAATACCAAGCAGCAGAGCATACACTCCTGGAACGTATCATGGAACTCTCTTCTATTGCAGAAATGAGGGATCTTACGAACGCTCTCCGGGTTGTCTCTGAAAGACAGGAGAAGGTAAAAGCTCGCCTTAATCCTATTATCGAAGGCCAAGCTATCACCCAGAACATTATCCAGATTTCTATCCCCACTCACGCTCTCCCTGAGCTTTGTATGACAAGAGAGCAAGAAGTTCTTAGTGTAAATAATCTAAATCTGGCCCCTCTCACCTCTACAGGGGTTATTAATCTATTTAAGAATATGAAGGAGAATCAAGATGAGTCAGCAAGAATTCCTAGAATTGCAGAAGAAATTCCTCAAAACTTTACAGAAAGGAAATACGAAGAAGTAAACACACTAGAGGATTTTGAGCTAGTCATGGCTAGAGCTTAGGAAGGCCGAAGGCCGTTTTCTCCCACCGCTTTTCTTCTACAAGCGAACAAGAAATCGCTCTCTTCTGTTTTTCTTTTCTCCTTACAAGGGTCTCTAGTTATGTCTTTACATCCCTCTAGTGAAGTAAACGTCTCTATTTCTGAAGCATACGAGCGTGGCAAAGTTGATATTAACTTCTTCGCTGCGCTCTGTATGCCGACAGTCTGTACTGCAAAGCTCCCGCTCTTCTACATAGCAATCTGGCAATTAGTAACCACACGAAAAGAAGAAGACTTTGATAAGCTTCTACGCTTTGTCCTAGGACTTCCTCGTGGCCATGCTAAGACAACCTTCATTAAAATCCTTATAGCCTGGCTCATTGTCTACGATAAAATAAAATTCGCCCTTATTATTTGCTCCAACTCGGACCTAGCTGAGCTTCTCCTAGCGGATATCCATGATATTCTACGCTCCACTAACATAACTAACATCTATGGACAGTGGGAGGAAGCTCTAGCTATTGACAGTGCAAATACTAAGAAGGCGGCTTATCATGGAAGAACAGTCTCACTTATTGCAAGAGGTTGGTCAGCAGGCGTACGCGGTATTAACCTTCAGAATGAAAGGCCGGATCTCATATTTTGTGACGACGCCCAAACTCGCAAGAATGATGAATCTCCTACAGAGCGAGATACTCTACTCAACGAGCTTGTCGGAACTGTGTTTAAGGCAATTGCCCCGAAGGGCCCAAGGCTTATTATCTATGTAGGTAACATGTACTCAGATAACTGCGTACTTAACAAGCTTAAGAATAATCCCTACTGGATAAGTATGGTGACAGGGGCCATCCTGCAGAATGGACAACCTCTCTGGCCGGATTTATTCTCTCTCAAAGATCTAATGGAGTCTTACTATCATGATGAAGCGTTAGGTTTAGCTCATATCTGGTTTGCAGAGGTAATGAATGATCCTAAGAGCACTCACCTCTCACTGCTTCCCAACCCAGTACCAGATAGTGATCTGACAGATGACGAGCTTCTAAATCCTGATGGCGCTTTCATAACAATAGACACAGCAGGCTTCAAAAATAATAGTGATGATAATGTAATAGCCGTACATTTGAAAATACAAGATCAAGGATACGTAGTAGAGACAGCTAGAGGTATCATGGATCCCCAAGAATTAATAGTGAAAGCCATTCAACTCGCTCTTAAGTGGAATTGCTGTCTCATAGGTGTAGAAGATACTGGTTACCAGGCCACTCTTGGCTTCTGGATAACTTTCTGGCTTAAGAAGCTTAACATCTCTGAGATAACAGTGGTACCTCTCAGTCCTCACGGAAGGCACAAAGAAACCCGTATTCGTCTTTTCATCGCAGAACTTTACAAGCAAACTTATTATCTCCATAACCCAGAAACACGCAGGGACTTCGTATGGCAGGCCTCCCTTTATAAACTAGGAAAGACCAACAATAAAGATGACCTCTTAGATGCTATCTCCTATGGAATAGATGTTCGAAATGAATATTGGCATCTCATCTACACCCTAAAGAATTCTCGCTTTATTATAGATCATGAGACATGCTCAGTAGTAGGTAATAATACCTGCTTTTAACCTGAAACATTAGGAACTATAAAACCTTCATTATAGTTCTTTCTTACAAAGCCTTGAAGGAGAGGAATAGAAATGGCACAAGAATTAGAAATGAGTCCCTTGATAGTTCCAAAAGAGAAGAGCCAGAAAGCAATCCTAGAGTATTGTCAGAGAGTGATCACAGAGCACAAGAAATTCTCTGATTACCTGGGTAAGATGGAAGCTATTGATATTGCATACGCTCGCTACCAAGCTAATAAAGATGTAAATGGTATTGTAAGCGGCCAGGGCATTGATGCAGCTACTACCCCTGTAGGAGTACTTAATCTTCCTTCTACTGTACCTCCGGTAGTTATTAGCCAAGTGGATAGTATGGTAGCCTATCTTGCTGATGTATTCCTCAGTGGGTATCCAATCTTTCCTATTGTCTCCAATCCTTCCAATAAGGATTATGCAGAACAGCTTGAGACTCTCATTGATGATCATGCCACACTTGGTGGCTACGCTCGTCAGCTTCTTCTATTCTTCCGTGATGGTGTAAAGTATAACCTCTCAGCAATTGAGACTGAATGGACCTCTATCTACCAATACTCTCTTCTCCAAGATCTCCTGAAGGGGAAGAAGATGGATAAGACAGCCAAGAAGTATACTAAACTCAAGCGCTTAGATCCATATAATACAGTCTGGGATCATAATGTAAATCCTGGGGATGTCTCTCTTGAGGGTGACTATGCCGGCTACATAGAGCTTGTGTCAGCCACTAAGGTAAAGCGCTTCCTCAATCGCCTCTCCACAGAAGGGAAAGCTTTTAATGTTAAGGAAGCTCTTGGGAGTGGAGGGAATAATACTCCTGACGGTTCTTGTAATTATAGGACCCATCCTACTGTATCTGATTATGTGTCTGCTCGTAAGCCCCTTGATGGAATGGACTGGTATCAATACATTACTGGAGCCTCTGAGAGTGCTACTAATACTATAAAGACTGGAAACTTCGAAATCTTCCGTCTCTACGCTCGTATTATGCCCTCTGATTTCTTTCTGTTTGGTCCAGAGTCTAAGACTCCCCAGATCTGGAAGTTCGTAATCATTAACAACAGCGTGGTAGTACAGGCAGAGCGTATCATCAGTGCCTACGACTATCTTCCTATTCTCTTCGGACAGCCTCTAGAGGACGGTCTTGGATATCAAACCCAGAGTATTGCAGAAAGCAATATCCCATTCCAGACAGCTGCTACAACTCTCTTTAATATTCGCTTCAATTCTGCACGTAGGGCTGTCTCCGATAGGGCTCTCTATGATGCTTCCTTAATTTCAAGTGCAGATATCAACGCCCCAGTACCAGCAGCTAAGATTCCTGTAAAGAGTAACAGTCTGGATAACACCCGCAGTATTCGAGATGCCTATCATCAGATTCCTTTTGATGCTAGAGGAACAGAGGCTGCTTTCCAGGATGGTATGGCTATCGTAGGCTTCGGAAAAGAGCTTAGTGGTCTTAATGCTCCACAGCAGGGTCAATTCCAGAGAGGAAATAAGAGTGTAAAAGAGTGGACAGATACTATGGGAGGCAGCGATTCCCGCCTACGCTTACCTGCTCTTACCCTTGAGTTCCAAGTATTCATGCCTCTCAAGGAAACTCTTAAGCTCAACATCTTCCAGTACGGAGAGAACACAGAAGTAGTCTCACAGAAGGATGGCACATCGCTTCAAATTGACATAGAGCAACTTAAAACCAAAGTCTTGGCCTTTCGTGTAGCAGATGGTTATACTCCTAAATCTAAGATGGCTAGCACGGATGGGATTGTACAGCTTATGCAGATTCTAGGACAGTCTCAGCAGCTTCAGCAACAACTTGGCCCAATGCTTCCAGGTATGTTCGCTCATCTGGCACAGCTTATGGGAGTACGAGGTCTCAAAGAGTATATTCCGCAACCACAGCAAATACAACAGAATGTACAAGACGCAACAGCTATGCAGCAAGGTGTAGATCCTAGGACAGGACAACCTATAAACCAAGCTGAAGCTCAGTTAGCACAAGCTCAAGCACAAGCAACTATGCAACAACAACCTTCTGGAGCATAAAAGATGGATATCCCAGAAATCTTTGGTGTTGATACAATCACAAAGACAGAAACAGACATCATAATTGATGTCTTCTCCCATCCAACAATCGTAAAGTATTTGAAGATTATAGCAAAGAATGATCTTCTAGAACTAGCGACTCTTTCTATTACCGAAAGAGATGATAGTGAAGTAGCAAAAAAGCACGCTCTTGTTCAGGGTAAGCTTTCAACCATAGCAGGACTATTAAGTATTTCAAACCAAACCATCACTAATAAGGGTTAATACCATGGGCATTATGGATATGTTTCGTTCCGCTCCTTCTACCTCTACAACCGAAGGACAATCCCAACAACCTACTCCTGGAAAAGAAAGCCTATCTGCTCCTAATCCTGTAGTAGACGCTACAGGCAAAATTCCAGGAACTGAGCCACTCAGTCAAAATCCCATGGACATATACAAAAATATGTTCGATAATGCTGCTAATAACTCAGATATCCAAGCTCCTACTTTTAAGCTTGATCCTAAAGTATTGGGAGATGTTAGTAGCAAGATGGACTTTACTCGTGGGATTAATCCTGAAGTCCTCACTAAAGCTACTAGTGGTGATGTATCTGCGCTTATGGATATTATCAAAACAGTAGGACAGAACGCTTACAGAGCCTCTCTGGAGCACAGCACCTCTCTCACAGACACCTTTCTAACACAACGAGGAGAATTCGAGGGTAAGCAGGTAGCTAAGGGAGTTAAGAATCAACTTACTTCTAACGAGCTTTCCAATGCCCCTAATTACTCCCATCCTGTAGTAAAAGCGGAGCTTAATCGTGTTGCAGCACAGATGTCTGCGGCTAATCCTGATGCAAGTCCAGCAGAGATAGCTAAAGCGGCTCAGCAATATATCAATGATTTGAGTAGTGCTTTGAATCCTAAGACCTCGAATGGCTCTTCTGGTAGTGGTGGAGATTTCGACTGGTCTAAATATCTTACTGAATAATTTTGAGGAAAATAACAAATGGCAATTCTTTCTGGTATTTTTAATACTAACGGCTTCAATCCTGCAGAACTCAATGCCCGCTCTTTTGCGGGTACTATGCTGCGACTTTTTCCTAATGGCTCAGCTCCTCTCTTTGCCCTCTCTTCGCAGAGTGGTAAGAGCCGTGCCAAGTCCAGCACGCATGGCTACTTCTCGAAGACTCTTGAGTTCGTTAAGACGACTTCTACTGCTGGTGACCTCGTAGGTGCTGTGACTCTCACGGTTGGTTCTACTACTGGTATGGCGGCAGGTACTGTTCTCTACAACACTCGTACTCGTGAGAACTATCGTGTTACTTCTGTCACGAATGCTACACAAGTCGTAGTTACTCGTGCCTTTGGTCGTGTTGCAGCCGCCGCTCTTAACGCTGCCGATAACATTATCCAGATTGGTACGGCCTTTGCAGAAGGTAGTACTCGCCCTGCAGCTCGTAGCCTGTCTACTGTCTATGTTCCGAACTATACCCAGATCTTCCGTAATGCTTGGGGCCTGACAGACACAGCGCGGGCTTCTATGGCTGAGATGGGTCATAGCAACGTAGCTGAGAACCGCAAGGACTGCTCTTTGTTCCATAGTATTGATATTGAGAGCGCTATCATCTGGGGTCAACCTAAGATGGACACTACTGGTACTCAGCCAGTTCATGCTACACAAGGTATTATTGATGCGATGGAGCAGTATGCACCCGGTAACACCAACGCTGCCGGAGCTACGACTACCTTCGATGAGCTTGTTACTCTTTGTGCTCCTGCCTTCGCTTACTCTACTGACATGTCCAATCCGGGTATGCGCTTCGGCATTGCAGATAGTGTTGGCATGAAGGTCCTGCATCAGATCGCTGTGAAGTATGGTGATGTTACTATCACGCAGAATGAGACTAGTTTTGGTATGCGCTTCCAACGCTTCAAATTCTACAAGGGTGAGATCAACTTGGTCGAGCATCCTCTCATGAACGGCTTGTCTGTCTCGGCGACCGCTGGTAACCTTATCATTATTGACCTTCCTGCTCTCAAGCTGGCTTATATGGATGGTCGTGATACTGTCGCAGAAGAGTATGGTAGTGGAGGTAAGATGGTTGAGAACGGTACTGACGGCGTTGGCGGCTCTCTTACTTCGGAACTTGCTGTTGAGCTTATCAATCCATACGGCTGTGCTTGGATTTCTAATCTTACTGCTGCTGCTTAATCTTCTAAAACTCCCTTATTTTCTTTCGTTGAGGGTAAGGGAGTTTCTTTATAAGGATAAAGAATATGTCTATCATTTCGAAGACTCTACAAGAAAAGAAAGAAGAAAAAGAGGCAGTTCCTACTAATTGCCTCTATACTGCTGTCAAAGGTGTTATTGGAAGTAAGGGTGCTCTTATGCCTAAAGCAGGTGATACCTTCATGCCAGAGAATGAGAAAGATATCGAGATTCTCGAATACTTTGTTTCTATCGGTATTGTTACTAAAACAGAAGAAGCATAAGGTTAAGTTATGAACTTTACAGAGGCTGTCACTGCTGTCATGGATGTAGTAAAGAGGCCAGATAAACTCGCTGAAATTAAATCTGCTGTCAATGCTATGTTGGCAGAGTGTACGATAAAAGCCTCTTTTGCTAATGATTTCGTAGAAACCACTATCCCTGTAGATGCAACACTCTATGGGGATACGATCACGTTTAATAACCTAATTGTTCCAGTAGTTACTAGATTTCGTAAATTCAAATATGTAAAACCTACAGCTGTTCTTAGGTACTTACAGCCAATTTCCGCTGATAAGATCTTCACTCCCAGCGGTGTCATGCAACCTGATACTTACTATGTAGCAGGAAACTCCCTGACATATACTCTCAAAGAGCTAACCACTGCTTTAGAGGTTGGTTATTATCAATACGCTCCGATTCTAAGTGACCTAGACGAACACTGGATGCTAGATGTCATGCCCTGGACTATTATTGATTTGGCAGCTGCTCGTGTATTTCGAGTTCTTGGAGATGATAATAGTTACAGAGCTCATCTTTCGACAGGCACTGAGTCATATAAGATGTTCCGGAATGACCTAGAAGACTCAATCTTAGCTGCAGCTAAATAACCAAATAATAAGGAAGCTTCCAATGGAAAACAACGAAGAGGAAAATATGGAACGTATAGGCGGTATTAGGTTGGAGCAGCACATAGGGACCCTTTTGCAAATTATGGTGGTGGCTCTTTTAGCTTGGTCCTTATCTACTACCCAGAATCTCACAGGAGATATGGCGGTCCTCAAAGTAAAAGTGGAATCTCTTACTACAGCTTTGAATCAAGGTACTAATGATAGATACAGAGGCACAGATGCTGCCAAAGATTTTGCTGCTGTTAGAAGTGAATTGGCCTACTTAGAGCGTAGAATAGCAGTTCTAGAGCAGAAGAAATAAATAGAGGTAATGAAATGCCACAGAAAACTAAGAGAATAGATGTAACTAAAAGCTTCTTTGTTACAGATCCTAATTCTGTGATGGAGAATTTGCGCTATACAGGAAGGGAGGATGACCCAGAAGATCCACCCCCAATTGTAGCCTATGAAGGGTATAATTTCATCCCTACCTCCTATGGGTACAGGAGCTACTTTGGCGCAAATTCCCAGCTTGACATAGATGTCTTAGATCAGACTCTGCATCACTGTGATAAGATGTTCTTGTTCCAATTAGCTAACTATGCTAATCTTATCATTGCCCTGTGTGATGATGGCATCTGGTACACAGAATCTACTAGCTTAGCTGGTGCTGACTGGATCCAAGGAGTTGCTATGACAGCTCCAGCTTCCCCTACTATTAAAGAGTGGACATATTGTATTATTAAGAATGTCCTCTATCTTTATCGGCAAGGTGAGGCTTCATACCAGAAGCTAGCTAATATAGATTACATAGTGACAGGAACTGGTGTAACCCTCACCTTCACTGCTGTAGTTCCTAGTTTTCTTAATATGGCAGGACAGATAGGAATCTTTCGTGCTAACTCTTCTCTTGCGTTTTGGGATTCCGCTAATAGCATTGCTTGGTCTAATCCACTGCTTCTCTCCGATTTCACACCCTCCCTTGTCACTATGGCAGGGAATGCTATTTTCAATGGCATTCTAGGACGGATTGTGACAGTAAAAAGTCAGGGAGATAATTTCGTAGTATACACTACCAAAGGTATTGTAGGAGTACGTTATATCCAAAGCACCACAATGATCTGGGAAGCTACAACTATCACAGACACTGCTGGTATTAGGACCTCTAAAGAAGTAACTAACTCCATTACAGAGATGGAGCAGTATGCTTATACTAACACAGGCATTAAGAAGATTGGGAGCTATAACGCTCTCAGCAAAGTACACCAATTTGAGGATATTATTCCAGAGATCTATGATTTTCTTAGAGAGTCAGATACTGGAGTGAGTCCTGTCGTTCGCAGTGCGATTAGAAGTAAGAGTGTTCACGCTGTTCCTAGGATTGATGTTATACCTCCTGTAGATCCAGCACCTAGTGGTAGTAGTATCTACTTAGATTTCTTGAATGGTCGTTATCTCTTTATCTGTCCGACGAATAATAGGATCATAGATGGACTTGTTAGTGCAACTCTTAATGTTGTTCGTTCTCTTAATCTTAATATTCTCGTAAATGGCCTTAATTGGCCAGGCTTGATTGTGCCCTCTGATATCTATGTAGTAGATCCAGTAGATGGTACTGTGCCTATGCCCTTGTATATCGAAAACAAGAGAGAGAACAGTCCTCCATATGATGATGACATGTACTTGGTGTGGAGACCTACAGGGAAAGGCACCTTCGCTAATCAAGTAACTCCTATGAATGACTACGTAGTAAATAACGTAGGACAACATGTCCCCAATCCTAACAATAAAGTAGATGCTACTATAGGTGCAATCGCTGTAAATGCTAAAGACTTAGTACTCAATAATTACTTCCATGCAGTAACTCCTACCTATCCTGATCATATGGATGATCTGGGATATAGAGGTTATGGTTCTATTGCAGCTGGTGTAGCCTGGCTTGGGGTAATGGATACTACACTTCTGGCTTATGCTAACGCACAAGAATTAGAATGGGCGAATCTCTCTCTTATTCAGAATGCAAACAAGGCTATCTTTGATGCTGTTCCTCCTAGTCCTGCAGAGGAAGGCGCTTTGACCGGTATTAGAAATAGAACAGATGATTCAGGAATTTACGCGGAGATAGACGCTGCTATGATAGCGTTTATAAATGGTAAGCTAGAAGGACAACTATTTGGAAATATAAATGCTTACGGCAGAGCTCTTACTTATACAGAAGAAATTCTAGATATGCCTACAGCTCTTAATTCTATAAACAGCGGCAATAGTTTTGTTGGGGTTGGAACTAACGCGGCTATTTACACCCTAACGAAGACACTCAAGACAGCGCTTAGAATTAAAAGGATTACAACTATAAGTGCTATTAGGCCTATTATTAAAAGGCAGCATTTTATAGTTACTGTTCCTGGTTCTGTTGGTTTTCTCTTGGGTGGAGGTTATGTAGATTCTCCAATAACAGTAGATGTAGATAAATTAAGGGCATCTAACACTAACAATGCCTTCCAAACTCTTATAAGAGACCTCAACAAAGTGCTCGTGGATTCTTGTTATTATCCAGAGACGGTGTCTTTTACTGGTCTTCTGTGCAGAAATCCTACACTAACTCCGGTAGCTCATCCAACTGATCCTACTGTATTACAGCGATATGAAATTCGTAGGGATACGTATGACCCTAATACTGGGGTGCTTGTGACAGCAGGGGATTTATTCGGTACTGTAGATGAGATTATAGATCCTAGTTGGATTATAGGTGGTGAACCCATCATGAGTCTGGCCGACGGCTCTGCTGTATCTATTTCAGGGAATCTTCCTAGTGGTAATCCTGCTATTGGTCTATTTTATGGTAGTAATTATAATTCTTACGATTTCCAATATGTTATTGGCGGTGATAGTATCACAAGTATGTGGAATGGAGACCTAGCAGATATAAATGTACCGCTCTCTATGGTAGCCTACCAGAGCAATGTAACATGGTATGAAGCTACTACTGATCCAGGAGAGCCTGCCTACATGACAAATGATCCTAAGGCAGGATATGATCTTGTACTTCAGGGCGTTAACTATAACCAAATCTCCGCTCCTTCTGTCTTAACTCCTGTAGACTTCGGATATACCTATCCGGGTGCTACCTTCCTAATGCAAGACGGAGTACCCGCTCCTTACTATCCAACCTATGTAGGAGCTCTTGTCCTAGACACCGCTCTCAAGAAGTGGGGAAAAATGAAGGCAGAGTTCAAGACTCTCCTTGATTATAGTCCCTTCAACTCAGCTAGCGGAGATGTAGTACCTTATAGTAACCTTGGCGTAGATATGGGAATCCTAGCGGGCGATGGCTATGTTTATAACATGGATGCTAAGCCTCTGGACTCTTTCATGCGTTATGGGAAGATCGGATATTTTAGACAGGGTTATACTTATCTTGAGGAAGTCCGGGTTCACTTTAGGCTTCCCTCTACAGGAACAATTAAGTTAGCTGGAACACTTAATGGCCTAACTCTAGATAAAGATCTTGAGCAACTCTATACCTACACTGACGTACTAAATATGAACTGCTTTGGCCATATTGCTGCAAGGTGGCACACAATCGAAATCTCAGGAAACTACGATATACAATACCTTGAGTACCGTGGTACACTTAGCAGCAGAAGATAACTAGGAGAATACATTATGGCGCTTGGATCAACAAGGACTTGGGGTCCTTCTACTAGCAGCAGCAATAATAGTGGTTTTAGTGAGGTTCAGAATACTAACACAGAGGGCTTCATCCCTTCTACGCAGGATAGTGTTAGTAATCAAAGTTCTTTCGGAACCCAGAATTCACAATCAAACTCTGAGAGTTTTTCTGGGATATCCAACCCAGAAGCTCTTGCCTCTCTTCTTAATTTCATCAAGACTGGTGTAAACGGTAATCCTAATTACCAAGCTCAGCTAGCTAAAAGGCAAGGAGTAGCTGGTGAAGTAAACAGTCTCATGGGAAATTATAGCAAGGAGGCTGCCTTTCGTGACGCTCAGATGCTCATGCAGCAAAATCTGCAGAAGAGTATGGAAGCTCAGATGCCATCTATTATGGCTGCCATTCAAGGAGCTGGAACTTCGGCTTCTTCTATGCAAGGTCTTCTTTCTCAGCAATTAGCACAGAGTAGCGCTCAATCAGCTGGTGCTTTAGGCGCTCAGCAAGCTACTTCCTATGGAAATATCGCAGCAAACCTATCTAATACGTTAGAGGCCTTGACTCGCATTGATAATAGCGGTACTACTGATTATCTTAAGGCTCTTGAACTTCTTAGAGAGTCGACTTCTAAGAGTACTAGCAGCGCATCCGGGCTTAGCACTTCTTCTGGCAGTAGTGTCTCTCAAGCTACTGGAGCTACTCCGGCTAGTAGTACTACTACGACCAGGAGAGTTAGTCCTGGTGGAGGGAGTGTAGGTAGTACTGGTGGTGTAGGAGGATTTTCCGGTAGTAGTTTTAGTGATGATGGTAGATCTATTGTAAGTTCTGGGCCATTTACTTCTATCTCTCCTGCTGGATACCAATACATTCCTTATGATCTTCAGAATCCAGGATTTGTGAATCCTTACAGTAATGGAAGTAATCAACAAGCAGCCGCAGACTTCGCCGGTTATGAGTGGTAAGAGAGGACAAAACTATGGCTACTTTAGAAGAGATCCTAGCTGATCAGATTGCTCAGAGAGATAGGATGGAGAATCAGGCAGGACTTGATAATCTCATCGAGAAAATGCGAGTTCAAGATAATAAGTACGTACCTCAAATAGTAAATGAAGGCTTCGTAGACCTTCCTGGGGATTATTTTGATGATCCTAAGCCTAAGGTACAAACTAAGGCTAGCCCTCTTTATACGAATGTACAGAGTGTAAAGGATGCTAATCCTAATGCTATCTTCATCAATAGTGGGGGACCCGCACAGCAAGCTAACACTCAAATTCAGCCTGTCCAGCAGGTAAATAACCAGATCTCAGACAGCATCTTTGAAGGTGTTCGTGCTCAGATGGATTCCATTAGTAAGCAAGAGAATCCACTAGAACAGCAGGCTGGTCTTATTAGCCTTCAAGCATCAGTAGCTTCAACCTCAGCTGAGATCATGAAGAAGACTCGGGAGCTTGCTGAGAGTCAAGTAGGTCTCCCAGGACTTGAGGCAGCTCTCGCCAACGCAGAAAGACTTGATAGAGCTTCTCCTGAGTGGGGACAGCATCTGGTTGATTCTAATGAAACACGTGCAGTTAGGATGCAATTTGAGAAAGCTCAGACTAAAGCTCTGGAGCTAAGTAAAAGACTCGTCTTAGAGAATCCCACGATTCAGAGTATGGAGGCTACGCTTAAAGGTTTCATGGCAGTAACTAATGCGAATATTCAGAAGCGTCTTGGAAGAGATGATAAGCAACAAGAGATGGTAGAGCAGATCGCTCTTACTATCCCAGCTGACTCTGTTAAGGCTATCTCTTATCTAGTTCCTGGCGTAAAGAATGATCCAACCAAAGCCGCAGGTGTAGGTCTTGTGGCAATGAAGACTAAGAATCCAGATGTTATGGCTATTCTTAGTCCTAATTTCACTAATGATCAACTCCTTCCTCTGGCTTACTCTAACAATAAAGCTGCCCTGCAGATAGCCCCAAAGATGCACGCAGAACTCACAGGCCAGAATGAAAGAGATTCTAAGGCTGAGATTACCTACGCCTACAATCTGGTAAACACAGAGCAGTTTTTCTTGGATAGTATGAAGACTCTGGCAGTCAAAGATCCTAAGTATGCAGCCGTTCTTAGTGACTACACGAAGATGGGCTTGATGGATACAGGCAAGATTGGTGAGGAAAAGAAGAAACAATTCCGTACTTTGGTAACAGAACAGGTTCTTAACAAAAAGCGCACAAATGACACTCTCAATGATGTTGATAAGTGGAATGGTGATATTACTCTCCGCTCTAATCCTGAAGTAGCGGTCCTTCTTGATAGCATTCAGACAGCTAAGCCAGGGCCTGTCTCAGTGAAGACTCTCATGGATGAGTACGTAAACAAGGCTCCTAGAGAAGTAAAAGCACAGAGAATGCAATTTCTTAATGATGCAGCTAAATCTTACGCAGAGAAGAATAATAAAGGCCTATACGGAAATATTGATCTCACCACTCTGCAGTCTCATTTGAAACTTAGTAGAAGTATGTTCTCTGATTTACTAGGAAAAGGTATCGAGGCTATAGATCCTTATCAAGGATTACGAGCTAGGGCATTCGATGAAGCAAATCAAGCTTTTCCATCATTGGGCTTGGATAGAATACTATGATGACCGAAGACTTCTCCCCGGAAATTTCCACTGATCTTATTGCCAAATACGATGAACAGGCCTCTCTTGGCTCAGATATCGTAGGAGGTATTGTAGCATCGGTGGCGGATTTCGCAGCTTCTACTTGGAATTCTCTTACACCTGCTAGCTTAGAAACCTCAACAGAGGATCTCCTTTCTAGGATTGATAGCAATGCTCTCCGTGTATATAATGAAAACCCAGACACTATCCATACAGCCTCCTTTGTAGGAGGTATGCTTGTGCCTATGGGTCTGGCTGTAAGTGGTATGAAAGCTGCTAGGGCTGGAGTAAGTGGAGTTAATTTCTTCTCTGAGGCTGGCCAAGTAGCACAGAAGACTAAGATCGCAGAAGCTTTCGTAAATCTGGGTGCACATTCCAATGATTATAAGAGTGCTGTCAGAGGTTTATATACAGCAGGCCTAGCTAATGTTGCGATTGATAACGTAGCCTTCGATGCTGCCATGCTTCTCACTATGAATGCTCACCCGTTCATGGAGGATTATGTTAAAAATCCCGTAGAGAACTTCACGAAGTCTATGATTCTTGGTATGGCTATTGGTGGTCCTCTAGGTCATATTGCAGATAGAGCAGTTGTAAAGGGTGTCAAGATGGGCGCAGAGCAAACGGCTGAGGCTACTGTTCGCCTAGGACAAAGAGAGGTCAGCACAGTAGATAGTCTCAGTGAAGCTGTAACTAAGAGAACGTACAATATAAATAACTGGGAGGATATGCTTGCCTCTCAGGAAGTCCGGCCTTTCAGTGTTGATGATCCCACAAACCTCATCAATCCGCTTACAAAGAATATGCTGGACACTTATATTCTAAAAGAGAAAGCGGCCTTAGCAATTGATCTGAATAATATGTTCTCTCCAGAGATGCGTCTAATGGAGGAAGCAGATAAGAAGGTTATCATGGAGATGATAGCCAGCAATCCACAGAGATTTGCAGGTGTAGATAAGATTCGCTTTGCTACAGCTAAAGAGGACCTCTCTTTCACATTCAAAGAATCCAAAGGCTTAGTAGATAGTACCAGAGAGATTCCTACGGGACTAGGGAAAGCTCCCGACGAAGCTCCTATCCCACTGACCACGAAAGGTATAAAGGATCCTACTAAGGATAAAGCTGTAACAATGGTTTATTCTCCGCGCTTTGATGCTTTCATGCTCTCCACAGACATGAAGTATTATGGCACGGCGGCTGACTTAGTAAAGAGTGAAGATGATCTCACCAAGGGATTAACTAATCAGTGGCATCTTATCCCTCGCTATGACCAGACGCTTGAGAATGCTGCATCTACTACCTCTTATGTAGATGCTGACTTCTTGCGCACCCTAAAATACTACGATGAACTTGATGTAGAAACCTTCGCTAAGGGCTTCATTGCAGTAAGTCCTGATGATGTTTCAACTCTTCAGGCCATTAATGCTAGGATTCAAAAGGAAGTAACAGCAGGGAATGTAGATTTCACTACGAATCTGAGGGTAGTTCTTAGTAAGGATATGCCTAATTTTTCGAAGGTGAATGAGAAAGTCTTAGAGAAGGTTATCACTAACACGGTTACCAAGACTGTGACTATTGGTGCTGGCAGTGCTCCTGCTGTAAAAGGTATCAGCAGCAAATCTCTGGATGAAATGACAGCTTTCCTTAGAGGTCCCAATAGGAGAACTGTGGACCTCATGGATAACGGAAACTCTCTTAGTGAAGGTGCTAGATCCTTGGCTAAGAGTTTCTCTATGGATCAGATGTGGCCATTGCGTAATGGTATTGAAGAACTTAGGAGGCTTCAGCCTGGCAGTAAGCATATTCCACAAAGGAATCTCAGTGAAGAGCAGGCTCTTAAGTGGGGTTCCGATAATCTACAAAATGCTCTCAAGAGTGGCACTCCTTTCAAAAAGGCCATGGAATTGTATGGTCACGAGCAATCAAAGCTCGCACAGTATGCAGAAGAGATTATAAATTCCAAAGAAACACAAGCCCTTAAAGCTAATCTTAAGTACGACAGTGAAGGTTATACCTACTTGTATCGTGGAATGCGAGGGCAGGCCCGGGGACACTCTGCGGGAGAATCGTATACGCCTGACTATCAGGTAGCTCTGAGTTTCGCTGGTAGTAGTAAGGGTGTCTCTTTATATCGTGTACATAAGGATGAAATTGTCGGAGCTTTCTTGTCTTTTGGTAGTAAGGTAGGAGGAGAGGCTGAGATTGTTCTTGATGTCCCTTCTCGTATTATAGCAGGTAAGCCTACTGTTTCAACAGGAATGCAGCCTAGTGGTCACACAGTAACAGAAGTCCTTACTGGTACTGATATCAAAGAGAGTATTAAGACCCTCTCAAGCAAGGAAGCCAATGTTGTAGATGGCTTGGGAATCTTTGACACTCTTGTTGCACAGAAGAATGCTCAGCTTAGCGCTCTCATGGCCCAGGGTGTTCCCTTTGAGACTATGTCTCTCCTTACTAACATTCCACTAGAAACAATCCAAGCTTATGCTGCCTCAGGAGTAAAGGATATTCTTCTCCTTAATAAGCCAATTAGTACCTACAGTGAAGCTGCTAGTATCTCAATGCATCTGGCTAACAAGGAGAGGGCACTCGCACTTAATACGAATCTCAATAAAGTCCCTATGGCGGAGCTTAAAGCCTCCCTCATGAAGCGAGAACTTGACTTCGCCGATGATAGCATCAAAGACGCATTCATGGTAGGTTCCAAGTCTGAGACTGCTAGGGCTGTAGGAAATCATCTTAGCAGCTTAGACAATAAAGCAAGACTTAGTATTCTTCGTAGTGGCTTAACTGATATCACTGACTCAGCTGTTAGTGGTAGGATGTTCTTGTCTGCTGATCAGGCTCTCAGAGATCTAGGAGCTCTTGGTGGTGTTATAACCTATATTGGAAAGGATACTGTTGAACTTATCAATAAGCAGGTAGCAAGAATCTGGGAGCCAATGAAGCCCTACTTTAATGCCATAGCTAAAGACCAAGTGAAGACTCTAGAACTCTCAACTGCGATGAAAGTAAATGCAGGACTCAAAGGTTATAGGGAATTCAAGAATGGAGGATTCTTCGTACAAGACGAGGTAACTCCTTGGATTAAAATCAAAGACGCTAGTGGTAAAGTAGTAGGTACACAGCGTAATATGATTCCCGTAGAGTACGAAGGAAAGACGTTTCAGGTAGTAGATGCAGATGTACAGAATGCAATCCAGGCTATGAGCAGTGCTGGCCGAGAGCTCTATGAGATGAGAAAGACTTTAGACACGCTCTATGGTCGTCCTCCTGTAAATGATATAGGCTTCTGGGTTCCTCCGTTCAATCCTAGAGGGAATCACATTAAATATGTGTGGGACCTCCACGAAAATAAGACAACCCTTCTGTTTGGGAAGACAGAAGGAGAATTACAAACTGCTGTTAATGCTTTCATCTCTAAACTTAAGCCAGGAGAACTCGGCAGAAGATATGAGATTGTAGATAAAAGTGATCAGCGCCTTTACAACATCGCACAAGGAAGACATGATAACATTTTTATGGGATCAGCTGATTCTGCTTCCTTGCACTCTGGAGCTAGTGCTCCTGCTATTGTCTCTACGAACACTGATGTTTTAGTAGACCTGGCTAATGGTTATGACCACTATGTAGGCTATGGTGTCCGCAGTCTTATGGATGCACAGCTCTCAGATGTCATGGCCAGGCTTGATGATATCTCATACAGAAGCCAGAAAGGATTCCGGGACCAGCCTCTTGACATCGCACAGAAGCAACTACAGAAACCGCACGACGCTGGTACTATCATCAGGAATACCTTGATGGGCTTGCCTAGCACTAATCAGAGTGAGATGTGGCAGAAAGCTTCAGAGCTAACAGGAGGAATGTTTAATTACACCTTCTCCAAACTCTCAGACCTTTTCATGCCTGTACTTGAGGGGAGTAAGAACCTTCTGGGTAAAGGCAAAGCAGCTAGTGATGCAGACTATGAGAAGCTTATGGCACAAGCCAAAGCTAAGGGAGTCGACTGGCCTTTCGAAAGCATGGATGAGCACTTGGCTAAGGAAGTCTACCACGTACAGCAGATCTCTCAGAGTCCCAATATGACTCCTAGACTTCTGGCTATCAGCAATGGTATGGCCGCTACTGTTATGCTTCGCTTTGCAGAACTTGCACACCCAATAGTTAACATGCTCTCAATGCCTATTCTTACCTCTCTTGCTATGGGTAGGAAGATGGAAGCTATGTATATGGATGGTGTCCTAGATCCTAATGTAAAGTTCGCAGTAATCGAGACCATGTATAATTCCACGAGATGGAGAGGTAGTGCCGAAGGTAAGCTTTTGATGAAAGAAGCAGAAGCTGCTGGTATGTTTAAGCCTCTTGTCTCGGAAGCTACGGAAGCTCTTTCACAATCACGCAGTCTTCAACCAGGTATTATCTCAGCAACAGAAAGGTTCTTGAATAAACTGAGTCCACTTCGTTCTGCTACAGATAAACTCACAGATAGTATGGGGGACAAGCTCATGCAGATGTTAGTGAAACCGGCTGACCTAGCTGAAACTATTACAAGAGAGCAGGCCTTTATTACTGGGGCTTATATAGCTAAGGAAGCGTATCCTGGGATTAGCAAGGCTGGTATCATGACTTATGCCAGAGATTTCATGGATAAGGCTATTGGTAACTACTCCTCTACACAGAGACCTGTTATGTTTCAGGGTACTCTGGGAGTAGCTATGGGCCTCTTTCAGACTTATATGCTCACGATGGCTCAGAATATCTATCGTGTGGTAGAGCATAAGAACTGGGCTGCTCTAGCTAAAACTCTTCTCTTGCAAAGTAGTATTTTCGGTGCTTCCTCTTTGCCAGGTTTCAAGCTTGTCTCAGAGCAGATAGGAGAACATTTCTCTGAGCAGAATGTGGATCTTATAACTGGTACATATCGTGCTCTTCCTAACTGGCTGGCTAATACAGTAATTTACGGTTTGCCTGCGAATCTTGGTCCTTCTATTACTTCTCGGGGTGATATCAACCCTAGAATTCCTGATCCATTCACTAGTGGTATCAATGCAATCCCTGCAATTAATATTCTAAAGCAAACTCTTGATGCAGGGGATAGAGTGGTAAGTGCCGCTTTTAACGCAGATGCTAGTGCTGGGAGAGCGATGATGGAAGCTCTCTCTCTGCAATCTATATCTCGTCCAGTAGCTAGGATGTCTGAGCTTCTAACAGGAACTTCCATTACCTCCAAGGGTAATATTATGGCAGGTCCAGAAGAGGTATGGACCGCTAAGAGTGTTTTCTCTAGGATGATGGGTGTCCGACCAATAGAGGAAGCGAAGAATAGAGAAGTGTATCACCTGGATACTTTCTATGGTTCTATCGACAGGGAAGCTAGGCAGAAGGTAACGCAGACTCTCAAGAGTTATATCCGAGGTGGGAATCTTACACCAGAGATTGTAGAAAGTCTTGGCCAAGAGTATATGAAGACTGGGACTCCTTCTGGTTGGAGAAGTGCTGTTAATACAGCTATTGGACAAACAGAGAATCCAACTTCCCACACTGTAAGAAATTACTTGAAACCTAACAGTCCTTTTAGTAAAATGATCAATGACTTGGAATAGTAGGAAAGGAGAAAGAGATGGCTGCTAATGAAGAAGAGAACTTCTTATCTAAAGCTTTTAGGATTATCTCAGATGAATTACCCAAATTCTTCACAGAGACTAACACGCCTTTCTTAGGTAAGGATGAAGAGAAGAGTGTGATGCGGGAGAGTTCTAGTGGTCAGCGTGAGAAGGAGATTGTAGAAGGTCTTCTCACTGCTGGGGCTATGGCTCCTATGGCAGGTAAGGCTGTAGGAAAGGTAGCCAGTGTAGCTGCTAAGAATCCAACACTCACAGCTGCACTTACTTCTATTGGCTTACAAGATCCTACGGCATTGCTTAGTGGTCCTATTGGTGTAGCTGATGCTATCTCCTCTCTCACTGGGGGAGGCGGTAGTATTAAGGATGCTGAGGCTACGATAGTTCCAGCGAATCTTATTAAGAATGCAGGTCTTATAAATGTAGCTCTCGAAAGATTGCAGAGAGGTCTTAAGCCTGTAGATGTATATAATGCTACAGGAGTATATAGAGGTCCTGTTGATAATAAATTGAGGGCGGTAGTAAGTGATGCCACAGCTAATCTAAAATCTCTGCAAGGAGATGGTACTAAGGCTTTGCTTAGTGACCTTTTGGACCATCCCGAGTTGTATAAGGCTCTCCCTGAGTTGAAGAATATTAAGGTGAAAGCTCTCACGGAAGAGGATAAAGCAAAAGGATTTGGAGGTGCTTATTTCAAGGGTGATAATACGCAACCTGAGATTATCTACTATGATGATAAGAAATCCAAACCTGGCATAGTAAGTACTCTTTTACATGAGATTCAACACGCTATTCAAACCAAGGGAGGTTTTCAGGGTGGAGCTAACTCAGAGTCTGTCCTAGATTATCCTGAGTTCTCAAGCTTGCTTTCTCAGTCTAGGAATCAAAGACTTCAGGTAGATGATGAGACTATTTTCAAGGATCTACAGAAAGATCTTTATAAGAGGACAGCAGGAGAAGCAGAAGCTAGGGCTGTTCAATATATGAAAACACTGGGAGATAGTGGAGATAGTGGAGCCTATAC